GGCTGGACTTGAACCAACAGCGGCCGGAGTAACAGTCCGGTGCGCCTACCAGTGACGCCTCACCCCAAAAGCCGGTTTTCTGTCTAGAACCAGGAGAACCGGAAACCTCTGCCTACGTTTGGGTCGGGCAGCCCCCTTCTGCTTATAAAGCGAGCAGAATAGCGCTATCCATCAAAAGTCAAAGTACCATTGTCAGTCTTGACAGAAATAGTCCAGCCTGATACAAAGGGATGAACTTTGATGAAATTTCCAACTGGAATTTGTACTTGTGCGGTCAATGTAGTAAAGCCGCGCTTATGGTCGTATTTCTCAGTTGAATATTCAATCATCTCTTGATCGTAAAAGTTCTCAGTAAGAAAATCTGCAAGATATTCTTCAAAGTTGAATGAGCCGCGCTTGTAATCATCAAGCCAGTCTTGGTCGCGGAAATGAGTAATAATATTTCCATACCAATGATTTCGGACATCCAATTTAGTGTCTGCAATTAAAGACGCAAATGTGTTAATCACATCAGTTTCATTGATAGCATCTTCCACTTCGGTTTCGTTATGTACGAAAACATCAGTTCCCTCTTCATAAGTTAGGGTTAACAGTTCGTTTTCTTCTAGGTTTAGTTTTTTGATTTTGTCTACAATAGACATATTTTCTCCTTGGGTTGAATGGCTGCCTCTCGCGGGCTTGAACCGCGGACAAGATGATTAACAGTCATCTGCTCTACCAACTGAGCTAAGAGGCAAAAAAAGTGTGGTTTATACAATCTATAATAACGCACATAACTGCACCTGTCAATGTATAAACTATAAAATCTTTATATATTGCTTTTTGTGAGTAAGGGTCTTCTTTCACTTTTCAATCCAAACAATTGAATACTCTTCTTTATTTTTGCTTAGAATCTCTTTGACCGCATCTTCATTCAGTGTTAAAGGGTACAAACACTCATTTTTAACTTTTACTGCTTTCAAGTTTCTTGAGGCGCCGCCAAGCCAATTTAAAATTTCAATATCGTCTTCACAATGTTTTGTTACGACGGCCTTAGTTTTGGTTGGATAATAAAAATTTTTGTGGCCGAGTTCTGATAAATAACAAACCATGCTTCTCCTAATCATATCAATCCCATAAATAATCTTTCCATAAATCAGAGACTTGACTTTTGCCTACTGCTCTAAGAATATTAAATTTTGGTTTTTTGGGTGTGTTTAACAATTTCATATTTGCTTGTTCGGGAGTTCGATTACCTTTTCTTTGATTGCATTTCTTACATGCAGCAACTAGGTTTTCCCAGGTGTTTTCTCCACCTTTACTTTTTGGTATTATGTGATCTATTGTTAACTTGTCTACTGGGAATTTTTTCGCACAGTACTGACAAGTGCATTGATCTCTTAGTATAACCTCTTGGCGTCGAACCGCAACAACTTTAAATTGAAATTTGACATATCTATTCAATACTATAACTGCTGGAAGAGTGAAACTTTCTGCTACTGAATGTATTTCTTTATTATAACTTTCAATAGCCTGAGCTTTGCCAATAAGACACAATACCAAAGCCTCTACAGCATCAACAATGTCAATTGGCCTATACGAAGAATCCAACTTTAAAGTTTTTTCATTGTGATTTAAAACAGTAGCGGCCATATTATTAACTAGTTAATATTCTTATGTCTAACTTCTATCATCGACTAGAGACTTTATTTCCAGTGTTTTTTTGATTGTATGTTTCAGAATCTTGATGTTTTCTAAATCGATTTACGAGATCAGATGATGCGTCAGCTTTATAATCGCCACCGATTCCCCACAACAATTCAATTCCGAGTTCTTCACACACATCTTGTTCTGGTGTGTTGGATTTACCACGGTCACCACCGTTGGCGAAGTAAGTTGGCTTGAGACGGCGGATGGCCTCACACACTGTGCCATCTCTGTCATCTACTGAATCAACTAAAATAACACCTTTAATCGCATTTAAAATCTCTGCGCGGCGGGTCCACTCCATAAAAACAAAACCTTTCTTTCTGTGTAACCATTGATCGGTATTTGCAATTATAATTACATCACCGTGCTGTGATGCTTCTAAAATCATTCTAATGTGTCCTACATGAACTGGGTCAAAGCCACCAGATACCATGATTGTGGGTTTTTCTTTTTCTGAATCTGACATATTGTATAACTCCTTCGTTAATCCTGTCGAACTAAAACTTCTTTTTTTACTTTTTTGATTTCGCCGGTTTCGAGTATACAAATTTCATAATCATATATCTCGTAGCGGTCTATTTCTTTATCGTACACTTTAAGTATAACAGATTTTTTTGAAATGTTTTTCAATATTTCGGAGACAATTGTTTCTTCATTTTTATACGGCTGAAAATAAACTATGTCATCAATTTCTATTGAGTTATAATCTTTCACGATAAATTAACTATCGCTGTTTTTATCTATTTCTTTTCTTTTTTCATCAAGATTACGTTTTTCTGAAACAATTTTTTCTACTTCTTCTGTTTCTAATCCGTATACTTCTTTAATGTCCCATAAAGATTTTTCTATTCCATCAACCGTTATTCTTTTATGCGGCTTGATTTCATTTGTTTTCTTCTTTTTAAAAATCTCAAACATTTATTGTCCTCCTTAAATGGCAGTGAGGGTGGGATTCGAACCCACGGTAGCTATTAACCACACTCGCTTTCCAGGCGAGCACCTTCGTCCACTCGGTCACCCCACTATCATAATAAGTAGTTATAAATGGTGGAGATGGGCGGTACTGCCCCGCCGTCCGCAACACTTTCAATACAAAGTCATTCACAAGCATAGTCAATTTACTATCACAAATTAACAAAGATAGATGATTTTAAGATGTTGCTTACCATCCTACTGCAACAAATGTTTTGATTTTTACAACTTGTCTGTTGTGTTGATTAGATTGGATAGAAGGCTCTAATCAGCCTCCCTACTAAGCTGCTAAGCGCTGTTCGAAGTTGTTGTTGTTGTTTGCAACTAGTTTTTTTGAACTGTTAAGGTCGTATCTAACCTGCTTGCACTCAATATCTTCTGAGCCGCGTCGAAACTATTTCATCCCCGTGTTTTTTTGACGATAATACCCACTGGGGTATGATTGGCATCGTCTAGCCATATATTTATTTCCTTGCCTTTCTTACTCTTTTCACAATATGTATAATTTATTTTCTTTTTGGCAGCTTTCAGTGCTGCGTCTTCTGATGAGTGTTTACTAATCAGATTACCTTGAATGTACTTACCGTCGTATTGAAAAACTTTCCACATTATTGCAGACCATCGATTAATTCTCTGACATGTGCGTCACTGAATCCTGCATGACCGCCGGCAATCTTGCCATCACGATCAATGTAAATATAAGTGGGAAACCCACCGATAACATATCCATCAATCCCAACTCCAGTCGGGTCAAAAACTAAATCGCGACTGGCATACAATACTGGTGCTGTGGTGATGTGGTGACTAACCACCCAATCAAGCATTTCATCTTCTGTCGGGGGTAATCCTTGAGTGTAACCTTCTACCAATAAGGTAGCAAATACTAAATCGTCACCATAATCATCTTGAATGTCTTGTACGTACATACCAGCATTCTGACATGGCGGACACCAACTGGTGGAAAAATCCAAAACTACAACTTTATCTTTGTTATCGTATAACTGCCATGGTTCCTTGTTCTGGTCGTAGAGCACTACGTTACAGGCATAGTCACCAACTTGCGTCTGAGAGCAATCTGGAGCAGATATAACACCAAATTCAGTTGGTGCTGGAGCAATATTAGCTTGGGTATCATGAGTTCCAGTTGTATTCAGATCTGCTGGACCACATGAGAGTAAAGTAATTAAGATACTAATCATTTTTTATTTCCTTGAAGTAATCATTTGTTTTGTATTCTCTTATGTGTCTCATGTACTCAACATAACTGAGTCCTAGAAATCTAGCTGCATCTTTTTTAGACTTAGCTACTGATAAAGAAAACTTTAATATACCATCCCTGACAATGTAAGATGTTCTTCTCCATATGTCAAGACCATATAATCTATTATTAACATGCTTAGATGATAATTCTAATTTTACTGCTATGAGATCTTCTAACGTTAGATTATTAATACAGACTAATAATGAATCATTAAGTTTATTAAGATTTTTTAGTTTAGTTATAGTAGATATGCCAGATAATGTATTTGGTTTATTCATTAATAAGAGTGATTAGTGATTATCAGGGGGCTTGTCACAAACAAAGTGTAACGTTAAATTTAAAAGCTGTCAAGTATAATTCTGAAAAAAATTATAAATCTAGTTCTAAATCGCCGGCGTCTGCTTCTACGTCTTGTGTTTGAGTCTCTTGATCGTTTTTAGCCATATTGTATGCTTGATTGGATGGTTCTGGTACTTCGGGATCTAACTCTTCTTCAAATTTGTTAAAGTATAACTTTAAGTTTGCAATGATGTAATCATAAAATAATTCTTGATCTTCAGGATCTGAAAGCAATTCGTAAGCATCAACAATATTGGTTTCTATTTTTTTGTACGATTGGTACGCCATGTTACGCCCCGTCTCGTCACCTTCGACATCTTTTCCGAACGCATCCATAGGATTTTCTTCCGCTTCATCATCTTCTTCCGATTTCTCGGCATCTGAGCGAATATCGATAAACTTATCATCATCAGTAGTACCACCAACATTTATATTTATGTCCTCTTCTATGTCATATTCTAATTCATCTAGCCCTACAGGTTCATCATCGCTAGCGTGAGTGTTAATCTTAGCAGGTGTGAGGGTATTAACTACAGCATTGATAACATGAGATCTATATGAATCTCTTTGATCTTTGTTAGTTGTCAGAGTTTTATAGTCTTCCTCTAGAATAGGAACAATTTTCTTAAGTAATTGTTCTAAAACGTTAATTCCCGTAGATTTATTAGGTGTTGGAGACACATCCGCACCTCTTTCATTAATAATATTAAGCTCGTGATTCATGAATCCACGAATTACTTCACGTAACTTTTCTTCTTGTTCTTTTACAATACTTTGACGTTTCTGCTTGACAGAACGTATCGCAAGTCTTATACTTTCTCTAAGGGTTTTTTCTTCATTAGCGTTCATTATATATGCCTCTCTCCATAATTAGTTTCATAACTTCGTCAATCAAACTTAAATCGATATATTCTTTTCTCTTTTTAGCTTCTTTTTTATCCTCGGGGTCGTCAACCGACCCAAATGCCAAAGGGGCTCCGTACCCGCCGACACCCATGGATACTTCTTCGACTGTTGAAAGACCAAGTATATCTAACACAGCGTCGACGTTTTCTTCACCAACAAACTCGGCTATTTCTTCTCGGTTTTCTGGGTTTCCGAGAGCATTTCGAAAATCGGTGGCACTAAATTCGGTTTCAGCAGATCTACGCAATGGGGTGACTGCGGTACCTTCTGGTGTCAATAACTCAACGCCATTTTTAATATACTTTTCAGCGCCAGCCCAACGTTTCCAATCGCAGTCTTTGGCACTACACCCAAGAATAACTTTGTCTCCCGTATTTAAGGGCCCTTCATCACCAACATATTCATATGCGGCGTTGATTGGAGATGCATGGTCTGATACAGCTATATCTACGTTTGGTAAATTACCAGCTAAAACATTCCATATATCAAGCGAGTCTTGGGCGGTTATTTCACGACCATCAGGCAATGTTCTACCTCTGACGGTTGGTTTGGAGATCAAAACCTTCACCTCATCTGCTATCTCGGCATACTTTCGAACCATATCAAGGTGACCTAAATGAGGCGGCTTGAATGCACCCGGAACAATTGCAATAGTTTTAGGGTAATCTCGATCGACCACAGGGTCATCTGATTCATCATCAATATCAAATTCATCCTCTAACTCGTTGATATCGCCAGTAAATTTAGAACTTTTATCAACAGCAAAGTTAGCCTTACTGAATTCTAAACGGTCCACAAATTTGATACCATTACCTTTGCGATCAACAGCCACATAGCCCTCGGGGTTACTGGCTACCAAATCTCCCGATCCGTTATCAACAAAATGTTTTGTATTGTAAACAGCATTATTGTACTTTTCAATAAAAATGTTTTTCGCTTCGAACAATAATCGGCTTACTATAAAGATATTAATGATATCTTCTCTTTTTTCGTTAAAGGCCTGCAGGGTCTGTTGAGCGTTTTGTGTTGCTCTCTGCTTGCCTTTATCACTCTTTAAGTTATCAATTTTTTTCTTGACTCGGGTGGAATACCAGTTGATAAAACCTTCAAATGATTCTTGCGGATTCTCAAGAAAGGCGCCGGCCTTAATTTCACTGTTTATATAAATATTTAAAAATGCAAATGGTAAATCATCGTAATTAATCTTTTCATTTACTGCATCTGCTTGATTCACCAGTTCGACTATTTTGGCTTCTTCATCATCTGTCAGAGTTACAACACCGGTGTCGTCTGTGAAAAATGCATCATCAAACCATACTCCCGGTGCTTTCTTTAGACCAGATACATCCGCACCAAAATTAGCACCGCCATCTAAACTATTATATGTTGTATGGAATACAATACCAAACTTGGCTTGCTCGATTTGCCTTCCAAAATCTGAATCTACCGGTACTGCATACAAAATAGTATTCGGCTTGAACGTATAGTGTGGTTCGCCTTCTATTTCTGTTTTGCGGATCATTCCATCGTCAAACATAAAATCGCCCTGAAGAATGTTTTTAATCTTCAACGCCGGTAAATATTGCAATGCTTTGGTTAACTTGTCGACAAGTCCCGGTGCATGCCCGTGATTTTTGATGATGTCTTCTTTTGTGTAGTTTATTTTTGGTACTTTGTTGAAAATTGATTTCGTACCAACAAAGAATTTACCATTCTCAGGATTAATACCAGCAAAGATAGCAGGCGCTCCGTCCCATTTGACGGACGTTTGAACTTTAGAGGAGGTGTTACCCTTCAAAGTCTTTAAAAGCGACAGAAGGAACCCTCTAGCCTTGCTATAGCCTTCTGGGCCCTGAGTTAATACCAACTCTTCAAGATGAGTAAGGTGGGTATTGGCCTTAGCCATTATTCGTCTCCTTGGGACTCTTCTAATATAGTAAGTTTTTCTTGAAGAACACCAATGTCACTATCCATCTTGCGTGCAAATCTCTTAACTTCGCGTAGATGCTGTTTAGCCAGTATCACTCGTCTTTTCTCAGAGAGTGTTCTAGGTTTAAGATTGGAAATTATTTCTTGGAGACCCTGAATATAGGTAAAGATAGACTTTTCATCTATGCTCTCATTTAAGAAATCTTTCCACGCTGTGTCTAATGACATTGGTTTTTCCTCTTTTGAATATATTAATAAAAGTTTTTATAAACTTGTTTCTGCTTTTTAAGCTAAATTTTTAGCCTTGTAGGTGTTTACGAAGGAGGTTGGCAATTGCTTCTTGCAATTCTTCTTTCTTCGTATCTTCATCTTCTGCGGGCTTGCTTTTACCTTTTGCAAGGTCTTTCGAACCCTTACCATCAGCAGCGTAATCAGGAACCATTTTTCCATCTGGACCTTTAACCATATTTTTTGCGGCTTCTTCGATTTCTTCCTCTTCTTCAAGAGTTTCATCTTCTTCGGTAATTTCTTCTGCCTCTTCCATGCCAAGATTTTTGGTTTCATCCCCTGTGGGGTCTTCCCCGGGCTTCCGACCAGCATCGGTTGGTGTCTGTGGGACTGCACCAGCCTCTTCGATTTCTTCTTCGCCTTCGGCTTGCATTTCGCCCGGGCCATCAAATGCTTCAAACTCTTCAAGAGTGTTGAATTTAAAACCCCATGCTTCTGAAAGAATCACTCGGATTTCTTCGTTTTTCCAATCTTTTATAGACATCTTATTATCTCCTTTTAGTAGATGTTCGTAGTAAATAGTGTTTTCTTTCTTTAACTTATCTTCAAAGTCTCTTAAACACATACTTCCGTCTCTGTTTGCTTTCTCTTCCATATCTCTTAAATGAGGATCACGCTGTGCGTAACCGGGCCCCATATCATCAGAATCACTAAATTCACCGTCACAATTTTGTTTATGGTGAACCAATTCATGACCCAAAGAACGCAAAATATCCTTTGGATGTCTTCCTGAGACGTAAAGAGTAACTGATTCTGCTGAAGGATCATAAAACGCTGTTTTACCTAAAGGATTTTTTGCATTGCCGGCATCATGCCGTAAAAAAAGCCTTGGAGGACGCTCAAAACCAATTTGTTTTTGTGCGAACGGCATAAATTGTTTTATCAAATCTTTGAGAATATCATTCATAACATTAACCAGTATAGTTTAAATAGTTGTAAATATTAAGTAATCAAATGATTTTTTTATTAGGCAGTACTGGCTTAAGATACATGGTGAATAATTCTATGAACTGATTGTCACTTTGATTCAATGGTTTTATTGTAGAGACTGAAATAATTCGATTATCTACCGGCTTATTATTTATTTCCATTAAGATACCAAAACTAGAGACCCATTCCTCAATCACAGGATCCCATTTCGTCCATTCAACAATATCACCAATCTCAAATTTTTCTGCTGCTAGCGAGCCAAAGGGAGTTTTTTCATCCATCGTAGTGAACCATCCAAGCACAAATGCCTTTCTGTAAATATGAATGACATTTTATTTCTGCTTGGATATGATCTTCTACTGGTTCGCTATTCACATTTGATTGTTCGTCTAGCCACTTTACCAACGTTAAATTTCGTAAAGATACAGAAGTACCATCACTATATTTAAAATATTGTTTATTCTTTTTACCCACGCCTTATATAGGCAATGATTTATATATGTGTCTCTGTGGTTTTAAAATTAGAGCACAAAATCAGTGACAATAGTGTGACAGCAGTAAACTCAAAACCAATAAACGAAAGACTAAACAATGCCCCGCCTAAGAATAAGACAGTTTTCCAAAATTTATTAAAAGTAAATAACATTAATCTGAATCCGTTAGATATAATTTATCTTTATGAATCTCTACTATCTTACCACAACTTGTATAAATTAAAAGCTTGTCACTACCAATGATTTCGTCAAGGACAAAGACTTTTTGATTTTTGTTTATCTTTATGAAAGAACGAGAAGAGGGCTGCAAACAAAAAAGATAACCTTTTCCTGGTATAGTGTATTCAGGTACCAATCGTTTAGTTTCGTCTATTTCACCACTCAACTGTTTTATGATTTGTTGCAATAACGTTTTTTGTTCTTCAACTGTCAACATAACTTAAAACATCTTAGACCAAGCCATAGCAATACCCATCATGGTCTGAACTGCCATAAAGATTGCAATTGCTTTTGTCTTAAAAGTTTTAAGTTCCTCAATATCTTCTAGAGCAACTTTCAATTGTGGAGGCGAAGCAACATCATCTAATTTTTCTTTCCAACTTTTCAAATCACTAACACGATCTTCTCTGGCTTTCAATTCAGTAAGCTGACTTTTGACATCTTGTAGTTCGGTTCTAAGGGATTCAATTCCAGAAGCCATGGTTTCAAGTTGTTGTAAAACTAACTTTGAATATGTTTCCCATCCATTTTGGCTCATTTACTTTTCCGCCTGTGATCGATCTTGCCAGTCTGCTGATACATCATCGTCTTCAATCGGACCACCTTTGGCCCATGTTCTACACGAACGGGCAGAGTGACATTTAAAATGGTGCATCCAACAATACCCAAGCACACCATCATCATCCGAAGTTTCTCCGGGCATGCATTCCTTCATTCTGGGAGAAATATCAAATGCTACACAATTCCCACAATTCGAGGCCAACGCCGATTTTACATCTGTATCCCAATACTCTGCTATTTCTTCCCAGTAATCTCCGGGTTCATCTACATTTAGTGGGCCGTATTTTATATAATCAGCTTGAATTGCTGAATCTCTGTTTTTGGTATTTAATTCTAAATTTTGAGTCGCCTCCGGGCACACCAAGTCTATGACTTTTCCGACGGCCACCTTAATATCTTCATTTAGATATTTATTCCATTTTTCAAATAAGTGTTTCATTCGTATTTCTCCGCGTACCCTTCATGTAAGAGCTTATTGTTAATATGAATTTCTCCAAATTCACCAATAAGTAGTTCTCCAAGACATCTTCCGTATTTTCCGATACCACGAGAACATAATATAAAACTGCCGTTAACACCCTCTAGAAGCTCTTCTAGCCTCTTCTTGGCCTCTATACCCGCTTTCTTTTCTTCAAGGTCTCTAGTACGTACTTCTGGCGTATTAATACCATATAATCTTACACGTTTCTTAACCCAAACGTCAAATCCTAAGTCTACCATTGCATCAATCGTATCACCATCGATAACTCTTAGTAATTTTGCTCTGTATTCATACATGGTTCAATTCTCGTAAGTTATTTTATCTTCTTGAGTTTTTAACATTTTTGATGCACTAAGAGCATCTTGAGGATCTACTTTTTTGAAAACAATAGAGTTTGTTTCAGGTTCAAAATACATACCAATAATATCATTCTTGGTTACAGCCTTGATTTCTTCTTCAGTTAACCTTAAAAAACCGCCGCTTTTCTTTACTATAGCAGCTAAAATGGAGAATAAATACTCCGGGTCTTTCATATATTTACTCATTTTTGACCTCTAAACAGTTCGTTATATTCATCATTATATAATTCTTTAACTTTTACGATTACATTTTTGCCTTCTTTTTCTGCTTTCAAGGCCGCGGCCAAACGATGGTTGCCGTCCAAGATGTATTGATATTCGCCATTTTTAACTACAACAATTAGCGGAAATTTATAATTGGCATTTTTAACTCTGTCTGGATCTAATTTGACACTTGGCTTGTTTTTTAAGTTATTCCTTAAAGTAGATGCCTTCATATGCTTGCATTTCCTTCCTTCCTCACAGCTTTTTCCTATGATTTCAAAAACATCATTAATAGAGACACTATCCCACGATGTATCACGCCAGTCTTCTGTTATATACTGTCGCCAATTTTCAAGTAGGAGTTTCATTCTTTGGTTCCAAAGGC